TTGGCGTAGTACTCAGCCTGCTGGGTGTAGGCGGCCTCGAAGCGCATCAGCTTGGCGACGTAGACGCCGGGCTTGCTGACGTACTTGCTCTTCTCGGGATTGGGATTGAATCGTAGGGACATGGTGTTTCTTGGTTTGGGGGAGAGGATTAGATATCGATGGAGTCAGAGGCTGCCCACTTCGGCAAGGCAATAGTCTGAACCTCAGACGAATAAGAAGGCCAGGCACCGAAGTTATTGCACTCGCGGTAGGTGAGGCACGCCGACGTCATTAACTTGCGGCCGAGTTCAAGCGCATCTTCGTCTAGGCGGTAAATCGCAAAGGCGTAAGGCGGTTCTTTTTCGACAGCGACAAAGTAGAATTCCTTGGCGCCGGTCAGCTTGCAATACCAAGCGGCTTGCAGGAAGTACTTGTAGTTATAGACGTCGCGGGCAAATGCCTTAGGGCTGGCGTCTTGGGTCGTCTTGACGTCGAGCACGATACTGTGCTCGGAACCAGCGACAACGAGATCGGGGCGGCCTTTGATGGGCGTGCCTTCGTGCGTGCCGGTGTAGGTGTGCTCGACAAGGCGGGCACCTTCAACGCCACCGCAGACCTTCTCGATACCGGCCTGTGCGGACTCGGCGACGGCGAGCACCTTATCCATCTCGTCTTTCTTTACGCACTCCTCTTCGGGACGCAGGGTGGCGGTAAAGGCTTCATAGATGGCCTTCCCCTCCTTCGTGCGGCGATCACATTCGGGCATCACTCGGACGGTGCGGTCGAACACCTGTGGCTCGAGGGAGGCCAAGTGCACGAGGCGACCGAAGCGGAGCGCCGGGGTGTCCTCCTGTTCGGCCTTCAACCAAGCCTGGTAGTGGCTCGGTGAAACCAAAATTTGCTTCGCCCCGCTGTAGTTGAGGGACTTCAATTCGTTATATTCTGTGCGGCTCATGGTAGGAAATTACTTGGAGTTAAACCAGTCGGAGATATTCTTGATGACCACGACGGCCAGCAAGGTTCCGACAACGGCAAGAAAAATTGCAAGCAAGCAGAGCTGCTTGAAGCTCTCTGGGTCGATGGTGATCGTCATATTAGTTAAGTTTGATGATGCGGTAGAGCTGGCGCTGCTCTGGTGTGGCCAAGTTCTTAAAGTGCTCGAGCTCCGCGGTCTGGAGTTCGTACTGCTCTTTAAGCAGGGTCAAATCCATTTGCAGGCCAAGGCGATCCTCGGCAATGGCTTGGATGACTTTGGTCATAGATTCAATACGGATTGCTGGATCCATATCGGGAAGCGGCCGGAAGGCCGAGTCGGGGTCGTTGGTGGCGTTAGGCATAGGGAAATTAAATAGAGGCTTCGTACTCGTTACGGACGGCCGCAAGGAAGGCATCCCGGCGGGACGGCTTCGTAAGGGTGGCGTTGAGCTCTTCTGGAATATCTGCCCAACCTTGGGTGTCCGTCAAGTGGCCAACCTTGCGCAGCACGGCGACCGCCGCGGTACGCTGGTGCTCTGGCACCCAGTCGGAAAGGGAGCCGTGGAGGGCTACTGGAGCCGTTCTGACGCCGGTATCCATCTCCTCGACCGTATAGGTGCCGAAAGCGGCCTCTGGGGCCATTAGGCGCACGCCTTCGCCGATGGCACGGGCGGTGAGCATACGTCGGGGCCACTTCTTCCAGTTGTCCTTTATCTTGCCGTCGTTCGCCAGGGCCGTGCCGTTGGCAATGTACTCTTCAATGGCGGCGACGATGCGGGCTTTCGACCCGTGCATAATAAAATCGGCTTCGACTAACTTGTCGTTGCGGGTGATCCAGTCAACGCGGCCGCCGGCCTGCTGGAACTTGGCAAGGAGGGCGTCGGACTTGATGGCCAACTGGCCGTTGATAAAGTGATAGGTGCGGGCGAGCTCTAGTGGGCTTTTCTTTTCCGCGAGACATTGCATGGCCAGTACCTCGCCCTGCTCGGGCTTCGTGATGCCAAAGATGCCGGATTTAAAGATGGAATTGCCGAGCACCTTAATCGCCATCAAAGGGTCGGAGATGCGGTCATAGACCTGGAGGGAGCCGTTGCCGGCGTGGATATCGACGACCGCAGGCAGGGCGGTTTCTTCGGGGGTGCTCATTTGATGTTAGGGGAGATTGGGGTTGCGACCTTAACGACGTCTTCCGCGGAGAAGCGCACGACCTTGCCGCCAATGGAAAGGAACCAGTAGATCTTCTCCTTGGTCAAGGTGGGCTTCAGCTTGCGGGCGACGGTGCCGTCGGGCAGCAGGACGTAGTCGTTACTTTCAACAGTAGATAATGTGCTCATGGTGGCGGGTTCAGAGGTTGTGCTGCTCGGCGTGGGCCAGCAAGCAAAAAGCGTCGGCTGTCTTTAAAGTAATTTTATTGGAGGGGTAGCGGCGCTGTGCCTCCCCCTTCAATTTCCGTTTCCAATCCTTGCCAGCTTCCTTCGCGGTGGTGCCGAGCGCAAGGGTCTTTTGCCACTCCTGCGGACGCACCAGGACGACCTTATAATGCCGGAAGTAGCCAACCAGCCACCCGAAGGAGTAGCCCAGCTTGAAGGCCGCGGAAGACGGGATGAATCGACCTACGAAAGGCGGGACGTGTTCGATCACCACGGTGACGTCGGCCGGCACGACCAATTCTGATAGGGTATCAATATTACCCGAAAGCGGAATAGTGCTGAAAGTTTTGAGCACCCAGCCGCCGGAGGCTCCAGGGTCGATGCAGAGATAGGTTTTCATTATTCGGGAAAGTAGCAGCGGGCGATAATTTTCACCGGAAACAGCGCAAGGTCGAGGTCTTTTGTTTTGACCAGCGGACGGGAGATATCCTCTTCGTGGTGCTCTAGGATGTAGTACTTGCCGTCGTACTCAAAGTTAGCCCCTATGCCAAAAGAGTTAAGCTGGTCGATATTCTTGTCTAGAACGTAACCGTCAAAATTGGTGACGACCACGTCGGGGCTAGGTGCGGTATCGGTCATTGATGCACGTTGAATCTCATCGGTGCTAAATTCATACAATTCATTTGTCTGCATCGGCCAGAATAGCATCAAATCTGAATTCGTAAGGATAAGATTAATCGGGTTCATTTGCGTTTCTTGTAAGGCCGGCTGATGCCAAGCTTGAGTTCCGTGTTCACCGATTTGACCGAAGATAACTTTAGACCGTGCTTATCGGCAATCTGCCGAATTGACAGGCCAGAGCCCGCTTCCTCGCAGGCAATCCGCTTTACCTGGCCGTAGGCTGCCCGGCCGTTGACGTAGGGGAGAATAATGCCAAGGCGGTATGCGCCACCGCGGACTGCGGCGTACGTTAATCCGTACGCTTTGGCGATCTCGATGGCGTTAAGTCCGCGGGTGTAACCTTCCTTCACCTTGACCATCGTCTTGCCGTACCCGAGCGTGTTGCAACCTGTCTGCTTCACGACTGCTTGCCCTCCTTGGCGGCGTTCCACGCCTGGACAGACTTCGGGATGCTACCGTCACCGTTTAGTTCTTCATCAAACGAGACAATCATCGCCAAGGTGTCCCCTGCTTTGACAACCCGCTCATACTGGTCGGCCGGCACGGCGGTAACAAACGACCCCGAGCGCAGGCGGGCAACCTCGGCCTCCAACTCTTTCACGCGGGTCATAGCCTGCACCATCTCGCCCCACTTGTTGACCTCGACGGGGATATACTTCATTAAGTTGTCGCGGCTCATTTGGTCAGCTCCGTGAAAAGGTTCTGGCAACGCTTTGCCGCGTCTTGCTTGTGGGCCGGCGCCTTAGACAGGTCGAAGCCCGAGTCCTTAAAATTGCTAAAGCCCCAGCCGTAGGCCATGTAGATCTGCTCGGCCGTGGGGTTGGCAAAGCCGGCCTTCTCCAGTTGCTCCTTGCACCAAGAGACATATGACAACGCCATCGCCCGCTGCACGTTCTTGTCGGGCCAGTTCGAGTGCTTCAATGTCGGCATATCCTTGGACTTGCGCCATTGGTTTGCCGTAATCCACGCGGCGACGTGCATCTGCCACGCCCCGACCGCCTTGCCGCCGTCGCCGACCGCAGCGTGGTTCATACCGCTTTCAATCTGGCCGACGCAGTTGACGAGCACGACGAGCTCGGCCTTCTCTCGATCCCCAGGGGTCATTGCTGCCAGAGTTAATGCCAACGTAGATATTGCATTCATAGGCGAAAAGTGTCGGTCGAATCTATTGCCACGTCAACCCCCAATATCCCCAGGGGGGGAATTCCCTTTTTCAAAAAGAAAGGTCGGTCTATATTTTAGGCCATATAATACGCCGGCAACGACGCTTTAATAAAGAATTTCACTATTAAAGGGCCAGCAAAGGCGGGCTAAAGTTTCCTTAACATTACCGCTCGGTAACTTATGCATACTTTTACCCCCTTTTGTTTCCAAACATTACCGCTCGGTAATATCCTGCGTAGATTAAAACCCTTAACCTACGCAAATTTGCGGTGATTATACTGGGGTTATCGTGAGATTGCCGGCCGAACTGAACACTTTTTTTACCTATTAGATTTATCGGCGAAGCCGGCGCCAGGCTCGCAGAAAAAAAAACGGCAAGCTACCTGGGTTATCGTGAATCGGCCGGGCGTTTTGGTGGAAAGTGGGGGGTCGGCCCTGGGCAGGGCACGGCCGACCGCGGCGCCTAGGCGGGCGAGACGCAAGGGCGGGCGGGCCGCGGCAAGGCGGGCAAGGCGGCCCCGTGGGCGGCGGCGATCGCGGACCGTAGGCGGGCAGCTTAGGCGGGCCGACGGGCGGGCCGACGGGCGGGCAACCCGTCGCCCTTTTGGCAGCGTAGGCAAGGCACGGCCGCGGCGGCCGTAGGGCGGCCGTAGGCGGCCAAGGGCGGCCAACCCCTAGGCAAGGTAAGGCAAGGCGGGCGGGCGGGCCGGCGCCGCCGCGATAAGGCGGCCACGGGGGCGGCCTAGGCGGGCGGCCTACCTGGGAAGGGGGTTCGGGCCCGCCGCCCGTCAAACGGGCCCACGGGGCAAAAGAAAGGGCCGCACGCGGCGGCCCCGTATTGACCGGGCAAACGGCCAAGGGTTAAAGCCCCGCGGCCGCGGCTAACAGCGACGGAACAATTGCACGGGCCATCTCGCTTTCGTCGGCCGTAAGGATTGCCGGCGGGCAGCCGATCCCCTCAAGCTCATTCCAAGCTTCCTCAAGATTGACCGCAAGGGTTCGATCGCCGTGCAAATGAAGCTCACTCCAACCGGCGCCGACGGGCCATTGAAGGACAGCGCCGGCCGGGCACGTCTCGAGAAAACGGGCAGCGGCTGCGGCCACTTCGGCCGCGCTTCCCTCTAGATTGACAGCTTCCCGGCCGTCGGCCGCGGCGCTCACAATTACCAGGCTGAGAACATTACGCACGGCGGGCTCCCTCTAGACGTACGACAAACCCAGAAACGTCCTTACGGGCCAACCCTTTTGCCTTTAGTACGCCGACACGGCCGCGGCCGTCCTTAGCGGGCTTATCCATAAAGCGCACGTCGTGACGGTCCGCGTCGAACGTGGCAAACGATTGCCCGGCGATCTCGAGCGCTTGGCCGGCCCTGTGCCCGTCCACAACCGCGGCGACGTTACAGCCCGCCGATGCGACAAGCGCCGCCGTCGGCCCGTTAGATTCGGAAAGGGAAAAGGTTAAATGATAATTTTTGGGAAGCTCTCCCTTGGCAAAGGCAATCGCCCGCCGCGGGCTTTTAGTGTAGTCATAAAATCGGATTTTAGGAAACTCAGTAAAGAGAGACGGGGCCAAGGTTTCCCACGGGAGATCGCTTGTACCGTTCAACCGCACGGCCGGCCTCATCCCGAGACGGGCAGCGCGGCGAATTAATCCGCGAATCTCGCCCCGTAAGACGTCCAGGAAAGCGGCGCGGTCGGCGTGCAGAAAACGGGTTCGACGTACGCGGGCCACGTTAACAGGTTCAAATATGCCCGCCCTTCCCGACGTAAAGAGACAAGCGAAAGCGCAACCGTGGGAAGCGTGCACGCAAAGGTTCCCGACACCCGCAAGCGTACCAGGCGCAAGGTAAACTATCCCAGTTAAGACGCCGACCGCGGCGCCCTTGCCCGTCTTAGCGTCGGCGTCGATTGATAGAAGGGAGCCTGGTAGCTTGAACGGGGCAAGCGCCTCTGGGTGAACGGGCACGCCGTCAAACGGGCGGCCGACGGTGGGGGTGGGGGTTATGTTATTCATATTAGGGGAAATTAAATAAGGGTAACGATCGATAGACGTTTGAAAAGCCCGTGGCCCGTGCAAACGTGGGCCGACAAGCCGCGGCGGGGGTCGCTCATTCGCTTTGCCTCATTCGCAACGGCGACGGCGGCCTTATGGGAATCAAAGGCCAAAACGAAAAGGGCGCACGAGGGGATGCCCTTTGCGGTTTCGGCGGGCAAATCCGCGACGAAAGCGGACCCATCGGGCTCAAGCCCCACGGTTGCGGCCGACGAGTGGAGAATCATTTCAATTTCAGTAGGGGACGTTGGAATCATTTTATTTAGGGGAAGGGGTTTAGTTATTAAGCAAAGCGAAAAGGGCCGGGCCACACTTGACCAGGGCGACGTTAACGGCGACGGCGACGGCCGCCGCGGTGAACCAAAAGAGAAGGGAGCGCATTATTTTACTTTTCGTTACGGAATTGATAAACGGCCGCCGCGTGAGATATTAAAATGCGACTAGTGATAGTCTTTAACTGTTGTAGGTCTTTTGAACGATCGCAAAAGGCCATACTGGCCCAACTGCCCAGGTCGAATTCGTTCTTAGGGTCTACGTCGTTTTGAATAGAAGTGAAGAGCGCATTAACTGCGTCTTCGATGATTTGCTCGTCGTTAGGGTTTAACATAGGACAAACAAACAAAGGCACGCGGGCAGGCCCGTCAACGGAATTCAAATTAAAATTTAAAGGGCCGATATATAGGACACGGGAAGGGGTGGCCGGCTGCGGGCACGGGGGCGCCTTGCTTACCTGGTACGGGCTCGGGAGCTCGGGAGCTCGGGAGCTTTGCGGCCTTGACCGGCGACGGGCACGGGCAGCGCTCGGGAGCTCGGCCGATTGGCAACGTCGGCCCCACGGGCTACCCCCGCCCGCGGACCTAGGCACGGCGGCAACGGGGCCACGGGCGACGGGGCAGGCGACGGGATCGGGCTCGGCCGACGGGCGGCCGCCCTACCCCCGGCAAGGAGTCTCCTTAGACCCCCGGGAACTGCAGGGGGCGTAGCCGCCACCACTCCGTCGAAAACCGAGGAGTAAACTCCTTAAATTCAATAATGGTTAATGTGGTGGTTATAACCACCAATGGGCCATTTCCTATATCACCATCTATTAACAATGAATCTTCTTACTGTATCTAAAGATACATATGTAAGAAGAAATAGGGAATGGCTATTTCCATTCCCCTTGCTTAACGCCGTTTGGGCTTGCAAGGGGAATAGGCCATCCCGTAGAACCCCGACCCCTTAACCGTATGAAACCCAAAACTCACAACGGAGACGACAAGCCACGTCGCCCGTTCCAGCGCCGGCCAGACTTCGAGACGCCTTGGGCTCGGGCGTGGAGGCGATCGCCGGAGCGGATGCGTGAGCACGTCACTCGGATGACCGAGGCACGGACGGCCAAGGCCGAGGAGCGGGCGTCGCTCATCCAGGCGCTGTTCGATATGATGCCCTCGGAGCCGATGCGGCCGTACGTCCTCCGCGACAGGTTGGTCGAGCTGTGGTCTACGGCCTATGGCGAGGAACTTACACTTGCGAAGGCTTGGCTGGAGATCCGCTGTGCTATCCGGCAGGGGTTGGTAGGACGTACCGACGACGGGGATTACATCCCGCGGCACTCCACGGAAAGAGGTTGACAGGCAAGTCAGACTGGCCATCAATCAGCAGGCAAGGGCGACGCACTTGCGACATATTGATATTAATCACGAAGATTATCGAGAGCTGAAGAACGGCGCTGCGGAACTTCGTCGGGTAGGAGCAAGGTGGATTCGACACGCGGCCGAGATTGGTCAGTCAGACCTTACGCTGTCGAACTTGATGGCCCGTGAAGCGGCGGTTGCCTTGGATATAGCAACAAGGATTGAGGATCTTTTAAAACAAGAATGAGCAAAGCCTCCGACATGGCCGCGGTCTACGCTGCGTGGTGGCGCCGGCTCACCCCTGGACAGCAAGTGTCTTTGCACGAACAAGGCTTCGACCCAAAGAACCCTTCGTGGGCTGGCATCCCCCTTGCTCATCGTTACGTCGATAGCGACCGATCCGGCGACGCCGATGGGGACAGGGAGCACAACCGCATCAACTACTCTGAATGGTCGATGCGTGGCTACGACATTGACTACCAGCGTGGAGCCCAATGGCAGGCAGAGATGGCCCAGCAGGAAACTCTTATGAGCGAACGAACCTTCACCTTCCCGGAGATGCTCGACATCTTGCGAAAGGTCATTGCCCCTTGGACAGATTCGCAGAGCCCCGATGTGCGGCTCTTCGGGACGTGCCAGTACATTGCCCTCGGGGTGCCAGGGCAACCGACGATGACGGAGCTGGCCAAGAAGCACGGCGTGACGCGGGCTGAGATTAGCCGGCGGGTGAAGCACATCCAGCGCAAGATGAACTTGCCGCCGTCGATGTACATGAAGTCAGACCACGCTTGTGCACGGCTCAAACGCAAATGAGAATTACCAAAGTCGAATTTGCGGGACGCCTTGGCACTTCCAAGCAACAGGTTCAGAAGTGGGTGGAGCAGGGTATGCCCATTGACTCGGTCGAATCCGCGGAAGCCTGGGTCATGGCTCGTCGTGCGAAGGGTGGCTCCGCGGACACCGTGCCGATGAAGCCGGACAAGGACTTTGACGAGACGGTCGAGAAGCAGCGGGAACTCAAGGCCGTTGCCTACAAAAAGTATCTCGACGATATCGATACGCCCGAGGCGTCCAAGTCGTATGCGACCTACGACAAGTTAGTGAAGACATTGGTAACTCTCGAGAAGGAGATGCTGGCCCGCCAGATTGCCTCTAAGGAGCTCATCCGCACGCAGACCGCCATCGAGCGCTTCGGCAAGGTGCTCTCCGACCTACGGCAGCAACTTATCCAGCTCGGCACCAAGGTAGCCCCTAAGGCAAACCCCGACCACCCTGGACGGGCTCTGAAGGCCATTGACGAGGAAATCAATCGCATCCTATCCCGCATCGCTGAAACAGCCGTAGAAGCCGAGCAGGGGGTCACGGAGGCGTTACCAGAGGAGGTTGACCCAACCGAACTGGAGATTGTCGAGGACGGGGAGGTTGAAGACGATACCGAATGATTGACCCAGCCGACACCTACGAGCGGAACCTCCGCTCAATTATGGCCCCAGATCCAGACGGGGACATTGTCGATTGGCTGGAGGCTAACGTCAAATCGATGCCCGGTGCGATGCCGGGTATCTTCCGCGTAGAATCCACGCCGTACCTTGCGCCCATTCTGCGGGCAATGTGCGACCCCGAGATTCAGACTATCGTAGTCTTCGGTGCCGTCCAGATGGGCAAGTCAACCTTGCTCGAGCTGTGGTCAGCGTACATTGCCGGCCGTGCTCCTGGGCCGACCCTAATGCTACAGGACGTTGACCAGAACGCCAAGGACTGGAGGCTTGACCGACTGAAGCACATTTGGGATCACACGCCCGCGGTACGCTCCCGCATCAGCACGACCGAGAAGTCCAACTGGCACACGAACCAATTCCAGCGGTGCACGATGTGGATACTTGGGGCCGAGAACAAACGCAACCTTCAGCGTCGCTCCATCCGTTACCTCGGAGGTGACGAAGTATGGCTCTGGAAGAAAGGTCACCTTAACGAAGCCCTGCGCCGTCGAACTGCGTTCACTTGGAACGGCAAGTCGGTCTTCATCTCGCAAGGCGGCCACGACGGTGACGACATTACGAACCTATGGAATATAACCGACCGCCGCGAGTGGATGTTCCGATGCTTGGCCTGTGACGCCCAGCAGGGTTATGAGTTCGACCAGTTAATCTACCCAGAGGGTGCCAAGGGCGGGGACGGCTGGGACGTGGATAAGGTCAAGGCCGGCGTGAAGTACAAGTGCAAGTCCTGTGGCCATATGCACGATGACTCCTTTGTAGTCCGCACGGAGATGAACAATAAGGGAGAGTTCGTGCCAATGAACACAAGCGCACCGAAAGGTATGGTCGGCTTCCATTGGAACGCTTTGTGTGGTCAATGGGGTATGTCGTGGGGATCGCTCGCGGAGGAAGCCATTATGGCTAAGAAAGCTTTCGACGAGCACGGTGACGAGACGAGTCGCATCGAGTTCAAGCAAAAGCGTCTTGCAGTATCCTGGAGCGATGAGCCGGACGATGGCGGTGGAGAGATTATGCCCAGCGGGTATCGCCTTGCGGACGTATGGGTGGACGAGGGGGCAATGGTGGACGGCAAGCTGGAGTCGGCACCTATTACCGACGACCACCGCAAGGCTAAGATATTTGCCCGCCTGCGGTTTATGCAAGTGGACGTGCAGCGCAAGGGGTACTACATTGTAGTACGCTCCTGGTCATCGGACGGCAAAAGCCGTATGGTCTACTGGGGCTACGTCGAAACGGACGATCAGTTGCGGGACGTCCAGGTTAAATACGAGGTTGCCAACTTCTTCACGTTCCTCGACTCGGGTGACGGCCCCAACACGGATTCGGTCTACCGCCTGTGCGCCCGCTTCGGTTGGAACGCCACGAAGGGTTCGGGTCAGAACGAGTTCGCTTGGCGTGTCCAGACGCCCTACGGCATCAAGGTCGCCTACCGACCTTACCAGCGGGCCAAGGTCATCCAAGTCGGTGCCCAGTCGTGCAAGCTGTACGTCTTCTCGAACTTGGTCTTTAAGGATTCCCTATCCCGCCTACGTCGTGCAGGCCACCACACCTATCCCGAGGACGCGGGTGACGAGTACCGCAAGCAGATGCAGTCCGAACATCGCACCAAGAACAACGCCGGCACGCCAATCTGGGTGCCCGTTGGCGACCGTGCGAATCACTTGTGGGATTGCGAGGTTATGGGGATCCTGCCGGCAATGATGGCCAAGCTTATCGGTAAGGGTAAGAACCGCGGTGCGACCCCTACGCCGGAGGATGAGAAGCCAGTCAAGGAATCGACAGAATCCCCTTGACGTGTCGATTTAGGTTACTCTAATCGGCACAAGGCTGGCCGCATCTCGGTTAGGGGCGTCATTGGTGGCTCTGGTGATAGCATGGTCGTGATGCGGTCAGCCCCCTTTACATCGGGCTAAAAGCAAGATGGCTCGTGCCCAAGGCATTTTTCTTATTTTAGAAATCTCCGATATCGAGGATATCGTGGCTACAGCCGTCGTTTTGCTCAAGCAGGGCAAGACAATGATGGAATACTCGGACTCTGGCACCTCGGTGACCAAAGAGTTCCCTATGACCATCCAGACGACCCTGCTCGAGGCACGCTATGCTCTGCAAGTGAAAGACCCCCAACGATATGGTGCGATCGATAAGACGCGGGTCATTAATATGCTGAACAATTTCCGTGGCCTCTAATGCGCAAAGTAAAGACCCCTAAGAAGCCCTCCAGTAGGGCGTCTAAAATCCCGAAGATTGCCCCTGGCGTCCAGGTGAACCCTGCCCTCAAGCAGCAGGCTTCGACCGGCCCTGGCATCTTCTCAAACTTCGAGTCCGCGAAGTTCAGCAATAAGCGGAGCTGGATCTGGTCGTCTTGGCCGCAAGACTTTAAGAAGACTATGACGGTCTTCGACCGCATGGAGACGACCCGCCGGATGCGCTGGTTGGAACTCAATGCGGGGCTTATCCGACAGGTCATCGCCGATATTGCGATGTACTCAGTCGGTTCGGGCATCAAAGTGCAGGCTCA